CTTCGAATTGCCGTAATGGGCAATCCGGAATTTGCAGATCCTCGATGATGCGACCAAATTCCGGATTGCCCATTACGGCAATTCGAAGCGTGAACCTTACGAAGGCGGACTCGCCATCGACCGGTTCAACGCCACCGGCACCGCGGTTCGGCTGGAGCAGGAAGGCATTCCGGTCGTGTTGTTCGGGCAGGGGTTCGTTTCGTTGTCGGCGCCTTCGAAGGAGCTCGAGCGGCTGGTGATGAGCAACGGCTTCCATCATGGCGGGCATCCGCTGTTTCGCCGCCATGCACAGTCGGTCGCCGTCGAAGTGGACGCAGCCGAGAATATCAAGCCGACGAAGGCGAAGTCGAGCGGTCGCATCGATCTCATCGCCGCCGTCGTCGATGCCCTCGGCATCGCCGAGAAGGGCGATACGTCTGGATCGGTTTATTCCGCCGCGCGCGGGTTGCTTGTGCTTGGAGCTTAGCGACGAGATGACGCCGCGTCTGAGAACCGACCCCAATCCGGCATGGTCAGGCCGTTCGAAGGCCGTCGCCAAGGCCGGCGATACCTTCTCGACGACCGATGCCGAAGCGTGGCCGGACATCTGGCGCGGGCGCTCCGCGACCGGGCTGAACATCGGGCAGGCTTCATCGCTTGCGGCGCCGGCGGTGATGTCGGCGGTGACGATGCTCGCCGAAGACGTCGCCAAGATTCCGTGGGCGCCGATGCTCACCAATGCCGACGGCTCGAAGACGCCGGCCAAGGATCACTTCCTGTACGATCTATTGCAGGAGCCGAACGACTACATGAACGGCCTCGAGCTGCGCGAGATGATGCAGGTCGGGCTGATCATGCGCGGTAACGGTTATGCGCTGATCAAGCGCTCGGGCCGCGGCCTGCCGGTCGCGCTCTATCCGTGGAATCCGGACCGGATATTGCCGTGGATCGGCGCGGGCGGGGCGATCTTCTACCAGCCGACAGCTTTCGATCGGCACGAGATGGCGATCCTCGATGGGTTTCCCAAGCTGATCCCGGCGGAAGACGTGCTGCATATCCGCGGCTTCTCGCTGAACGGGTTGCTGGGCGCTTCGCGCATCACGCTGGCGCGCGAAGCGATCGCGCTCGGCCTCGCCCAGGAACAGCAGGCCGTCAACTGGATGGGCAACGGCGCCAAGCCGTCGGGCATGCTGACGACGGACCAGAAGCTTTCGCCGGAAGCCGCGACGCGGCTGGGCAAGGAGTTCAAGGAAAACGCATCGGGCCTCGGCAATTCCGGCAAGGTGATCGTCGGCGAGCAGGGGTTGAAGTTCGTTCCCTTCAGCATGTCGGCGGCCGATATCGAGTTCATCGCGTCCCGGAAATTCCAGCTCGAGGAAGTGGCGCGCATCTTCCGCATCCCGCCGCACATGATGGGGGATCTGTCGGGCTCGACCAACAACAACATCGCCCAGCAGGCGCAGGAGTACGTCAACTACACGCTGACCGGCTACACCAACCGCTGGCGCGCGAAGCTTTCGTCGACGTTCGGTTTGCGCCGGGAGAACGTCTCGGTCGAATTCGATTTCTCGGACTTGACGCAGGCGGATCTGCTCACGCGCATGAACATGTGGCGGACCGCGATCATGTCGATGATCGCCAAGCCCGACGAAGCCCGCGTGTCGTTCGGCTGGAGGCCGGAAGGCGGTCAGGCCGACGAGCTGCAATATCCGGCGAACATGGCTTCCGCAGGCAGCCAGTCGACGGGCACGCAGGCGGACGATGGCGGCCGGCCGAGCTCGGACGAAGGCGCGAAGAATTACGCGCACGACATCGACAAGCTCAACAAGCGCCTCTCTGCCGTGGAGAGCCACCAGCGCCGCAGCAGCTTGCGGCTCGCAGCGCACAGCTAGGAGATCATTCCACATGCCGAGTCCCAGCCGGAAGATCGTCGACATCGGTGAATTCCAGCAGCGCGTCGCCAAGGGCCACAAGCCGGGCGTCGCGGTTCGCGCGGTCGTCGGCCGCTTTCTTCCGGCAGACGAGCAGTCGATCGAGGAGGGCTCGCGCGTCCGCAAGTTCGTCTTTTCCGACGGCTCGGTTGATCGCTACGGCGATACGATCAATCCGCGCGGCTGGGTGTTCGATAAGGCCGCGGGCTCGGTCGCGCTGTTCGGGCATGATGCGAGCGAAGTGACGAACGTGATCGGCCGCACCCAGGACGAGGGCGTCGAGGGCGAGAGCTTCGTCGGCAACATCCGCTTTGCGACCGCGGAGGAGAATCCGGCCGCCGACATGGTGCTACGCCTGGTCGACGGCGGCTTCATCAATTCGGTGTCGGTCGGCTTCCAGCCGCTGGAATGGAAGCAGACCAAGGACAAGTCCCGCCCCGGCGGCATCGACTTCATCAAGCAGGAGTTGCTCGAGGTCAGCGTGGTTCCGATCCCCGCCAATCGCAACGCGCTGTTGCAGGCCAAGGCCGCCGGCATCGACATTGCGAGCCTCGGCCTGGCCGCGGAGTTCGACGCCATCTCCACCAAGGGACTCTACGAGGTCTCCTGGCTGGCCTCGCTGCTGGAATCGCTCGGCTACCTGCACGACTGCGTCGAGTGGGAAGCCGAATACGAAGGCGATGCCAGCGAGGTGCCGGCCAAGCTCGCCGCGGCACTTCAGGCACTCGGGCAGGTGCTGGTCGAGATGACCGCCGAAGAGGTCGCCGAGCTGTTGGGCGGCGAAGACGATGATGCGGCCATCATGACGGATGATCCGGTCGAGATGGCTGCCTTGTCGCCGGCACAACGGGCCGTGGTGAAGCTCGCCGCGATCGGGCGCCGCGCCCGCGCCCGCAAGCCGCTGGTCGAGCCCCGTGCCGGCAAGGTCATTTCCGCCGAGAACGAGAAGAAGCTTCGCTCGGCGCACGACCTGATGTCGCAGGCCTGCGAGCTCGTGATCGGCGTCGTCGGTGTGGAGGAGACGGAAGAGAAGGACGCGCCGCGGCCGCCCGCGAACGATGACGACGCCGAGAAGACCGCGCGCCGCGAGGCTGCCGCGCGATTGCGCGCCGATCTGAGCGCCTGATCATCCCAACATTTTTGTAAGCCAGTTCCCCTTCCGCTTTGGCGGGGATTCCCGGCCGCAGTCGCGGCCACTAACGCTCACGGAGCAAGACATGAGCAAGCTGCACGATCTCCGCCAAGCCCTCGGCAAGGCGGTGGACAAACTCAACACCGACGAGGTGATCGAGGACAAGGGCAAGTACGAAGCCTGCCAGCTCGAGATCGCCGAGATCAAGGCGAAGATCGACCGCATGGAAGCCGCGCAGAAGGAAAGTGCTGCCCTGGCGCGTCCGGCAAATCCGACCGGTTCGGAGCGCAACACCGAGAATCCGCTGGCGCGCCGCCTGCTGCATTCGCGCCTGAAGAACTTCAAGGGTCCGGACGCCGCCGAGCGCGCCTATCGCTTCGGGCAGTTCGCGCTCGCGGCGCTCTGGGGCTCGGAGAAGGCGCATAGCTGGTGCCGCGAGAACGGCATCATGTTGCAGCGTGCGCAGTCCGAAGGCGTCAATTCCGCCGGCGGCGTGCTGGTGCCGGAAGAGTTCTCGACCGAGATCATCATCCTGCGTGATCAGTACGGCATGTTTCGCCGCCTCTGCACCGTGATGCCGATGGGCCGCGACACCATGAACGTGCCGCGGCGCACCGGCGGCCTCACCGCCTATCCGGTCGGCGAGGCCGAGGCCATCACGCAGTCGCAGATGGCGTGGGACAACGTCAAGCTGACCGCCAACAAGTGGGGCGTGCTGACGCTGATGTCGTCCGAGCTCGACGAAGACGCCGCCGTCAACATCGGCGACATCCTGGTCGGCGAAATGGCCTATGCCTTCGCGGTGTCCGAGGACACGGCGGGTTTCTCCGGCGACGGCAGCAAATCCTACCACGGCACGCGCGGCTTCCTTCAGCTGTTCGCGGACCAGGTGTCGGCCGGCGCCTCGACCTTCAAGGGTGCAGTCGATGCGGCTTCCGGCCACGACACCTTCGTCGAGATCGACTCGAACGACCTCGCCAGCCTGATGGGCGCGTTGCCGCAATACGCTTATCTGATGGGCAATCCGAGCTTCTACTGCTCGCAGCTGGCGTGGGCGACCGTGTTCCAGCGGATCATCCAGGGCGCCGGCGGCATCAGCAAGAGCGACATCACCGGGCGCGTCGAGTACCAGTATCTCGGCTTCCCGGTCGAGATCTCGCCGGCGATGCCGGCGGTGACGACCGATCTCTCCGACAAGGCGATGATCCTGTTCGGCGATATTGGCCTCGCCGCAACCTTCGGCAACCGCCGCGGCATGGCGGTGGCGCGCTCGACCGAGTACAAGTTCGCCGAAGATCAGATCGCGATCAAGGCGACCGAGCGCTTCGACATCAACATCCACGACATCGGCAACACCACCGTCGCCGGGCCCGTCGTGGCGTTGATGGGCGAGTAGGCCGTTGCGGCTCGTCAGTGGCGGATTGAGGATCGATGCGCGCGGCGAAGGCCGCGCGCTCATCGTCCTCAAATCCGCGTCGGGCGAAGAGATCGCGATCGAGCGATCACCCGACCAGCTCGCAGAGCTGCGATCTGCCATCGACGCGACCGAGGCGGCGGCAAAGGAAGCCGCCGCGCAAGCGGAGAAGGAAGCGGCCGAACGAGCAGCTGCGGAAGCTGCCGCGCAAGCTGCCGCGGCGGAGAAGGCCGAAGCGCCCGCCGACGATCCGGTCGAACCTGCCGCCTCATCCGATCAGGGCTCCGGCGCTTAAGACAGCGCCGGCAGCCAAAAACCCGCCCCAAGCTCCAATCACTCTCAGGAGAGACCCATGCGTCCTTCTTCCCGTCTGGCCCTGGCGATCGCCTCGGCAGCCGTCACCAACGGCGGCACCGCCACTGCACTCAACATCGATACGTCTCCGCCCGGCGGCCCGCGTTCGCGGCATCTGTCGCTCGACCTAGTGCTGACCACCGCCGACGTGGTGTCGAACAAGCCCTCGGTGCTGAAGCTTCAGCACTCCGACACCACGGATGCGACCAACTTTTCGGATATCACGGGCACCGTCGCCGGCACGGATTACACCTTGCCGAACGCCGACACCTCCAATCCGAACCTCTACAAGATCAACCTCAATCTGCAGGGCAAGAAGCGCTATATCCGCGCCCAGATCAGCCCGCGCACCACCCAGACCATCACCGGCGTCGCCAATCTGTCGTGGAACGACCAGATGCCGAACACGGCGGCGGAAGCCGGCGTGCTGGCGCTGATCGAGGCCTGATCTTCGCGAAGCGTGCGTCTAGGCTCGCTACCGAAAACGCCGGTCCCCGGCCGGCGCGGCGCACGCGTTTCTCTCCGGGCTCTTTCATCAACGGGAGATGATTCATGACCAAGCTCGACCTTGGCGCAGGCGCGCGCTCGCCGGATGGCTTTCTGCCGATGGGCTATGCCCATGGCACCACCGTATTTCCATTGCCGGCCTTCGCCGACAACAGCATCGACGTCGTCCGTGCCAGTCACGTGCTTGAGCACTTCGCGCACGGGCAGGTCGCCGACGTCATCAGGGAATGGGTGAGGGTGCTCAAGCCCGGCGGCGAGCTCCGCATTGCCGTTCCGGACTTCGCCAAGGTCGCGCAGGGCTATCTTGACGGGACGCAGCAGCCGACCGAGGGCTATGTGATGGGCGGCCAGGTCGACGGCGCCGACTTCCACAAGGCGCTGTTCGACGAGGCTCACCTGAAGAAGCTGCTGGCGGCTGCCGGGCTGGTGCTGCTGCGGTCGTGGGTTTCCGAGCTGGATGACGATTGTGCTGCGCTGCCGGTCTCACTGAACCTCGCCGGCACCAAGCCGCGGCAGGCCCGGCCGAAGGTCAAGGCGGTGATGACGACGCCGCGGCTCGGCTTCAACGACATGTGGAATAGCGCGATCTCGGCGCTGCCGCGGCTCGGAATCGACCTGACGAATGTCACAGGCGCCTTCTGGGATCAGTCGCTCACGCAAGTGATGGAGCGGGCGATCGAGACGGATGCGCCGGACTATCTGCTGACGCTGGATTACGACAGCGTGTTCCATGCCGGTCACGTCTCGAAGCTGCTGCAGCTCGCCATGGTCCATTCGGATGCTGATGCGATCGCGCCGATCCAGGCGAGCCGGCACGCCGATCAGCCGCTGTTCGGGCTTGCCGCCGGCATGCGAACCGTCTGCGACGATGGCAAGAGCGTCGATGTCGAGCGCGCGGAGTTCGAGACCGATCTCGTCAAGGTGAGGCAGGCGCATTTCGGCCTCACGCTGATCAAGGTCGAGGCGCTGCGCGCGCTGCCGCAGCCCTGGTTTCACGGCCATCCGAACAAGGATGGCGAATGGAAGGACGGCAAGCTCGATCCCGACATCCACTTCTGGCGGGTGTGGGAGCGTGAGGGCAGGAGCCTCTACCTCGCCCCGCGCGTGGTGATCGGCCATCTCGAGCTGATGGTGCGCTGGCCCGACCAGGACATGAGGCCGGTGTGGCAGAGCGCGAAGGACTGGAGCGCGACCAATCGCGCGCCGGACGATGTCTGGACGGGAGAAGCGGCATGAAGGTGAAGATCCTCAAGGCCTTCGGGTCGTTCATCAAGGGGCAGATGATCCCCGAGATGCCGAACAACCAGGCGCGGACGCTGATCGGCCGCGGCCTGGTCGAAGAGGTCGTCGAAACCAAGGCGATGCAGGCGCCCGTCAACCGGGCGATCGGCGCGGCGCCGGTGAACCGGCAGTCCAAGCAGAATACGCTCAAGCTGCGATAATCGATGCCGTACACCAACGACATCTATGGGATGCTGTTGCAGATCGCCGATCTTTCCGGCGCTGCGGACACCTACTCCCATGATAAATACGGGCAGATCCTGCGGATCGCCGATACCGTCGGCGCACCGGCGGGGCCGGCCTACAGCAACGACATCCTGGGCCAGCTGAAGCGTATCAATGTTGGCCTCGGCATCGCCGCGGGCTCATATACGAACGATGTCTACGGTCAGATCCTGCGCCTCGCCGATGGTCTCTATGGGGCCGGCGGGGGCGGCTACAGTGCCGACGTATATGGGCAATTGAATCGGATTGCTGTCTCTGGGGGGGTGGGGGCCATTGGCACCCCTGTGCCGGATTTCACGAACTACAAATCTGGTAACTGGACGCTCTATCTCAATCCCTATAACGCGGCCGGGCTGGTCCTGACAGGCAGCGACAGCGCAGTCGTGCAGCCGGCGACGTTCCCGAACGGGACCGTCATGAACTGGACATGGCCAACGCGCTCGCCGGGTATTCCGATCGGGTTCAATCAGCTTTGCTTCGGTGATTACTTTAACACGTCCGCACAGACGCCAATCACAGCGCGTCAGATCAGCGCGATCACTGCGCTATCGCTCGATCTCAATATGAGCCATTCGGCGAGCCCGGCGAACTCCCACGTCTGCATCATCGACTATTTCCTCACCGATGCAGCGAACGCTCATGGCGTCGGAAACCACAAGGTCGAGATTGAGATCGCCTTGTCGGCTCCTGCGTATTTCCAGAGTTATGTGGCGTCAATCGGATCTGGCATCACCGGGGCTCAGCTCGGGCAGGTTACGCTCAACGGCATTACATGGACGGTTGCCCGCGACGACACTGCGAACAGCGGCGCATATCCCGACATCATCTTCATGCCTACCGATCTGCAAGATCGCGTGGTTACTTCGATCGATCTGAAGCCGATCCATGCATGGTTGCTCGCACAGGGGCGGATCAATGCGGCATGGTACTTCAACGGTCTGGCGGTCGGTGTTGAGCCGACATCCGGCGCGGGCTCGATGTCGTTCCCGTCGATCGCCGCGACCTATAGTGGCACGTCGACCAGCAACGTCATCGTTGCCAATGGCACTTTCACGAACTCGGCTCAGTCGAGCAACCTGACTGGCACGCTCCCGATCACCTACATCAGCGAGCACTACGCCGACCCGCAAGGCGACATTTCCAATTTCACCATCACCTATCTGGGCTGGCTCTCCTTCTCGACCGGCGGCACGGAGCTAAACCAGGGCTCGGACGCGACCATCAAGTGCTTTGTGGAGTACCCGTCAGGAACGTTTACTCAGGTTCTGATGAGCGGCGCCGCGACCGGCATCATCCCCAACGGCGGGCAGCTTATAACAGATGCGGCCGGGTTAACGATCAAGGCCGGCGACAAGTACTGGATTAGGACGGTTGTCACGGCGGTGAACTCCGGCGGCACCATCGCACTTCATGATTGCTTCGTCGCGCCAAGCACCGTAGGTGTGATCAACGGCTCTATCTCCGGTGACTTCGGCAATTCCGGCGTGATCCCTGCCCAAACGACCACGGCCGCATTGTTCGCCCCCTCGGCCATCATCGGAACCATTGCGCATCCGTCACCTAAGCAGGCCGTCGTTCTCGGCGATAGCATTAACGCAGCGGGAACAGGCGATATTACTTCGGTCGGGATCAAGGGCGGCACGGGGCCGATCCCGCGTATGCTTGATCCGATCTGCTCCTATGTGCGTATCGGTCGCGGCGGCTTGGCTGCTGCC